GCTCATGGAATGCCACATCAATCTGGTAATGAATATTCACTAGCTCAAATCGCTTGCTCGATTGTGGCCAGAATGAGGATGACTGCTTGCACCAAATCTCAACCTGACGATCCGATAACACATGGACGTGACCACTACACGACGCCATTGGATGCAGCCAGTGAGGAAACCGAAGTTCGACTTCGGCTCCGGTTTTGCAAACCCGCAATACGTCTCGCAGCACACCGACAGCATTCACCACATGCTCAAGACAATGAGCAGAGTACACCTCATCGACACTGTCGTCCTCAAATGGGATAGGCTCTGTTTCCAGATCTATTTTGATGTCTGCGATCTCAAGGATATCCAAGTTTATGAACCCCCCACCGCGAGGGGTTGAGCCTCCGCCGATTTCTATTTTCATATCTGGCTATCCTCAATCATTGTTTCACTTTGATCTGTCGATTCACCTTTTCTTAAATGCAAATCTGACGTTTCGACAAATTCCTGTTTTTCACGAAACGTCTGCATTTTATTATCGAGCAAGTGACTCCGTTGTGATTCGTGATTAGCGAGCGTTGCAATGAACACCGCGACGAAGATGATGAATAGAACTTGACGCATTTGTAACTGCTTTCGTATGTGATCAATGAACGCAGGCATGTTTCGCATTTGCGAGTTTCCACTCCACCCACGCTGGCCATATCACTTCTTTCCAGTATTCGTATTCGTAGAGACTTGCGCATTTGTCGTGAAACAAAACCCCACACTCATTTGATTCCGCCTGACAGCTTATCCAGTTTTCTGTGCCCCAGTACTTCTGTTCGACTTTTTTCCAGTCACGTTTCCCCAGCTCTGCCAACCGCCACCAAAAGAAAGTGCCACTGTAGTGAAAGTTTCTGCACTTCGTTGTGAAGCCGCCGAACCTACGAAAAGAACCTGCGGACACTTTCGTCTTCAGTTGCTCCTCGGCAATCGGCCAGTAGTCCAAGCATGATTCGTACATCACTTCCGCCCATGCTTTGATATGGTCTTCTCTGGTTTCATGTCGCACGCCCTTCCCGTGACACGCGAACACAACCTCATTTGGACCTGCGGTTTCTGGATTAAGTAGCGTTAGCATTGGAACCCATGTCGCCACCTCCCGAAGACTCTTGTGGTTTTCTCGCACAAGTACATGATCAAACACCATGCCGCGATGGCGGCAGAATTCCGTGACAGCTTCATGCTCGACAGTAGACGAGTCCGTCACGATCGTCAGAATCTTAGTGCCGTTAAAAAGTCGCCACCGCTTTGATAACTGTTCCAGATTCCACTGCCAAGCGTCGTGTTTTATCGTCGGCCAGAGGTGCATCGTTATATGCCTGATCTCAGACGACCACGGGCAACCCGTCGCCTCAGAAATCCATTTCAATGCGTTTTCTTTTGCGACTCCCGGAGCAAGTGTAGCCCCCCATCGTTGCCAGAACTTTGGGGCTTTAGTTTTCGCGCGATCAACCATCCCGTCTGCGATTGTAGATGCCTCTTGCGTTACCTCGGAAGCTGATAGCAAATTGAGTCTGGTTATCTCATCTCGGCAATCTCCGCATTCAATCCGTCCGACTTCTCTCGTAACTATTTCATGGAGCTTCGTTCCGATATCACTCTTCACTCTTGTCAGTACGGGCAACTTGATTGCGGATTCAGGTAGATCACATGAGCTAACATTGATTCGCAGAAACCTACTAACGATCTCGGCCCGATCTGAGTCGTCAAACGGAAGCCCATTTGACTGCCGATGCTCGCCAGTGCAAATTCTTTTTAGGTGTCCGGGTAACTGGTTGCAGTCGATCATCCTGTGATGGTTATCCTTAATGTCGTAGGAGCGGTGACTGTACTTGCACCAGCCCCGTAGCAATAGTTCCCGGTTATTTCATACTGAACGAAGAACGGTGAACAACACGAGACGACGCGATCTTGAGTAGCTAAACCACTCCCTCCTACTGTGGTAGCGGCATAACTATTGAAATGGAAAACTTCTAAAATCATGTTAGGCCCAAGTGCTGACCCTGACGCTCCGTCGCCACAGGCATCCGCGGTATTATCTGCACACTTGAGCTCAAGGTTTGCCAGCCTGATCTTTGTTGGTGGTACTCCGCCAGGGTTATTTATGCAACCGACAATTTCTGGAGGTTCTGAATCTGACGTCGGCGATACAGACCATCGTATGTTCGCCGCCCCTGAGCAGTCCAATTCAGGATTTCCGCGGCGAGTCAACGTCGCTCCAAAGGATGTTCCGGAAGGGCAAGGACAGTCACTGGAAAGGACCTCTATTGTCGCTGATAGTGTCGTCGGAAGTTCATCGCACGGCTTCCCGCAGCATGGGGATATTTCAGGAGGCGATGGTTCGTCGCACTGGTTCGCACAATCCTGAACATTACACGCCCGAATCAGGAACCATTCAATTGGATCAATGCCGTTCAAGGCTGTGCGACCGGCAAGGCCGCCTGGAATCTTAGCCATGATGACACGATCACCTGGCTCCAAATACGGAAGCCCAGGTGCCTCCATGACAACATCTTCGATAAACTCATCCGCAAACTCTACGCATGGATCGTCGTCAATGTCAGCGATATCATGGTAGATAAGAACTGTGTACTCACACCCTTCATGTGTGAATTCTATCACCATCTCGAATCGGCACAGGTAATCACCTGAACCTGAACCACTTCCATCAGGATCTATTTCCTCACAGATACACCGCTCAAATCCTTCGTCAACTGTACGATAGCAATTAGTTTCTGCGTATTGATTGCAGCACTTTATTGATTTCACGACCGCTGACGATCCAAATGCAGTTGCCGACCAGTCGTTGAGATTCTCAAGAATAGACTCGGGTGTAGACTCGCACTTTAAGCTTAACTGCATCGGATTGTGGCCGAGTTGCGTTGATAGTGGATCAATCCTAAACTCATCGCAGGCTCGATATGGCCCACATCCGTCTGGAGTAACTCTGAAAATTTTTGCCCTGAGCTTCACGTCCTTTAGTGCATTACCGCAGCATCGACATTCGTTTGATGGGCCAAAAAGTGGCGTGGTACTTCCCGACGCAATCACCCGCAGGATATGCCACTGCCTGTCAATCTTGCCCACAATTACCGACGCGCCGAGATTACCGACGATAATGTAGTTGCAGCCCATCTGGCAACCGTACGCCGTTATGCCGACGCCAGGGTAACTGTAGTTTGGGCCCTCTGGGAAAACTCCGTCTGGTATCGGACCCGGATCTAATGCAGTTATGTTCTCACAAGGAATTGTAGCTCCCTCATCGACTCTGGATTCTTTCCCGACGCCAGTGTCTCCCTCAACATGCAACGGCCAATGGCTGTTATCGATTAGTGCCAACAGCAACTTAAGTCCGGGCGGAACATCATCACTCAGGCCATACGGCGCGCCGACGTGCGTGCCTTTAGGCTCGCCAATGTCCGACTGAATCTCGCAGTCATTGCCACTCATTATGAACCGCTCCCAGAGCCTGACTCGTCGTCACAATTCGGCTGGAGGTATCGATGAATGCGCTGAACCCTGTATGTCGAGCAGGTAGCGCTGCAGACTTCGAGAATCACGCCGTGAGAAAGTTCGATGCCGCCACCACCGCTGGACTGCTGCCATCTTGCACGATGCGGAGTTTCATTCCGCATCTGCCGCGTGACTTCGCGAGCGATCTTTTTGTATTGCTCAGCCCCAGCAGCGTTGAATGCGATCAAATCATCAGCCATTGGAAAACCTATGCCAGCGGCAAGGAAGCAAATGCCAGGGACTCGTACACGACAAACGACAGGAACACATTATTGGTCAGGCTTGGATCGGCGAGAACTGCGCCGAGGCCGTCGAGCGGGACAGGTGCAGCTGGCAGTTCATCGTCGCCGCTGTTCCGGATGTTTTCTCGTGCGCCCGACGCGATCTGACGAAAGCCAGCGTCCAGTGGTTCCAGCAGCCATCCGTTTTTCTGCAGGTGCATCGTGAACGTAACCGTGCGAAACGCTGCACTGTTTCGATTCTGGACTTCGCTCACCGTGACCGATTGAATCTTTGCCAGCCCGATCCCAATGGTGACTCCGTCGAGCGTGAAGGAGTCTGAATTGACGGCATCCTGATAAGTCAAAATCCACGCGGGAACCACGGCCAGATTTTTTGTGATCGTCACGACGCGTCGCGAATCGTCCATCATGTTCGGCGGATCGAACGGATCGCCTGCGCTGTTGACAATTGCTGCACCGGCTGCATCAAAAATTGCTGGCCGCTGAAACTGCTCTGAGCCCCATTGGATTCTCGCCGACTCGTCTGTGGCAACTTCAGCCATCGGAAATTCTGTGTCGTACTCTGCCGTTGCCGTCCAGCCTCGCCACGGATCGGACGGATCCACGCTGAGTGTCCGGCACCACGCTGAAAGGTCAGGATGCACAGACCCGACAGCAGGCAGTGAAGGATGCGAACCGACGTGGTACGCGCGTTCTGTTTTGACGGATGTTTGAAGCTTGAAACTTCGCGTCAGTGATATGATGCCGCGGGCACTGGAAGCGGGCGCGTGAACTTCACCAAGGTAAGTGATCGTCATTCTGGGATCTCCTCCGCGACGCCAGCAGCGACAGCATCAATGGCCGACTGACCCGTCAGAATACTGCCACGACGATGGCAGGCGAAGTACGAGTGGCCGTCATCTGTTTGGCGTGCAAACACGATTTGTTCAAGCCGCGAAAAAGGCCATCTCTCTGCGTCTTCTTCCCAATATTTGACCGTGAGTTTTGCTTTCATCCGCCCACCGGACCCATCACGAACGCCATTTGTGCCTTCGGTGGCTTGAGCTTCGCAACAAGTTCTTTCGTTTGTTTCTCTGTGGCTTTCACGACCGGGTCTTTTCCGCCGCGAATCATTGATTGAACGATTGTTGAGAACGCTTCCGAAGAGCCCTTCTGCATGGCACCAGCAAGGCGTGGTTCCACTTTTGGTTCTGGCTTTTTCTTTTCGCCGCCGAAGATATTTTCAAAGGTGCCCATCGCTGCGCCGGCCTTAAGTTTCGTGCGGTCGAACATTCCCTGTGCGCCCATCTGTGCCTCTGCGATCGGGCCTTGCAGTGATTCAAAAAATGATGAGATGCCGGATTCAAATTTCTTCTGGCTCGGAACTTTATTCGCCTCGTCCCTTTCCTTAATTGCCGCCTCGGCTTCAGTGTTTGCTTTCTTAGACCTGCCGAGCGCTTCATCGAATTTGATCGATTGTTCATCGAAGATTCGGCTCGTTTCTGTTCGCCCAGGATCGCTAAGCGGCAATGAGTCACGAACCTTGCCCGCTGCCTTAATCATATCCATGGCTCGGGCCATGTCTGCCGCGGCTACGTCCGACGCTTTCATCGCCGCGTCAATTCTTTCTTGCGGCGATTTGACTTCGCCCGGCGCTATGCCATCAGCCCTCTTGCCATCCGGCTTAATCTGGTCGAGCAGCTTTTGCAGTTTCGATTCTGCGTCGGAAAGATTAGTCGCCCGGTCGTTGCCTGCGTTGCCTGCGTTCTGTACGATGTTCGCCACCTCGAACGCGGCTGTGACAGGGTTAGTTAGCTTACTGATTAACAGCATCTTGTCGATCGCAGCGTCGACCATCTCTGCCAGCATCTTGTCCCAGTTTGCGCCGATCGTCTGGAACGCGAAATCAAACGTCGCGCTCATCACATCGCCGATGAACTTTAACTTGTCCGGCATCGCATTGAGCCGCTCGAGGCTTCTGCTGATCGGAACAATCATTTCAGCGGCTTTGTTTGCGACCAACGTGAACGATGGGGCGAGTCCCACCACCGCCTGATCAATCATGGCAGTGAAGGCGGCCTTCATTTGCCCGAGTGCGTCATTGGCCTCCTGGACTTTTGCCAGTCCGGCTTCGTCGATGCCGATTCCAAGCGATCGAGCTTTTTCCATCAGGCCAACGATGCCCTGCATGCCGTCGGTGAACAGCGGGATCATTTCGATGCCGGATTTCCCGAACACTTTGACCGCGGCGGCCGCCCGCGCGGCAGCAGTCGGGAGCTTTGAAATTTGCTCGGCGAGCTTAAGGAATTGTTGCTCTGGCGACAGTCGCTGCAAATCTTCCATTGATATGCCGAGCGATGAAATATCCGTGGTGCCCTGGCCGACAATGATCGTCAGTTTTTTGATCGCGGCAGTCACCTGATCAACACTGACGCCAGACTGATCGGCTGCGAATTCCAGTTGCTGCAGGAACGATCCGGAGACGCCCGTCTTGATTGCCGTCTTGGCGATTTTGTCCAGTGCGTCGATCCTCGACGTTAAGCCGTAGACCGCCATGCCAGCGCCAAGGGCCGCTGCGCCTACTGCTGCGATTCCGCCAGTGACTACTGTGAGCCCGGCCATTGCGGACGCACTGAACTTCTGCACGACCGCTTTTGACTGCTGAATTCCGGCGTCGAATTTCTTCGTGTTGGCGGAAAGGTTGACGACCAGATCACCGATTGACGCCATTGGCTTTAACCCTTTCCACCGCTGTCAAATCCACGGTCTCTTCGTTGTTTTCATGCACCTTGAGATATGTCCTCAAAGCCGTGATCATGTCCGATAAATCGCTGTCCGATATCTGACTCGGACTCGTCGCGGCAATTTGCATTGCCGTCATCCACGCCTGTCTGAGGTCCTGCCTGCGCTCGCCAAACGGGTCGACTTGATACATCGCCCACTGGCACGCCCACTGATGCGGTGTGTGCTCCGCTTTAATGTTCCACCAGTCAAATCTTCCGCAGGAACGAGCGATCTCAGCAGCAAGCCGTGCATCGCCGTCCCTGATCAGTTTTTTATGATAGCCTCTGTGGCGTGCTCACTCGGCGTCGTCGACAGTTTGAAAATGAATTCAACGATCGGATGGAATACATCCAGAGGCATGTCGATTTCAGACAGGACTCGTGTACCGAAATCACGACACGACTCCTCAGCCAATTGAGTGAAAACGACAGAGCCTGACTCATCCATCAGGCTGTGACCGATCGCATAACCGTTCGCGGAATGCTCAGAGCCAAACGCTTCGATCGATTGCAACTGCCCGATCGTCAGCGCCTTCAGATGGACGGTCTCGCCGTTCACCATTTTGAACGGATAGAACGCCCGCTTTTTTATGCGATCAATTACACTGCTCATTCGATGTCGTCCGTCTTTTCGATTTCGGCTTTCGCTGCCTGATACGCAGCCCAGTTCGGCCCGGGGATGTAGCTCAACTTGTCGTCGTAACCGAGAATGATGCCGGCGCGGAACAACTCCTTGTCGTCCTTGTCGTTGACGCCAAGTGTCGCCATTTTGTATTCGGTCTGCAGCCAGGTCATCTGGTCGTCAGTCATGCCGCAGGCGAGCCGGCATTCTTCATCAAGCGGCGACGCCTGGCCTGTCTGGCAACGAATCAACGCTTCGTCGCCGGAGACGACTGACCCCTTCGCAAAGATAGCGACGGGGCCATCCTTGGATTGCAAAAACGTCAGCCGTGAACGCTGCTCCTCAGTGCAAGCGCCAGCGTTCGCGTACAGGTCAAGTAGCAGTGCGGCTTTCATTACGTTGGGGCTCCGGTTGTTTCACAGGTCAGGGTGGCTTTCACGCCGTCATTTGCCACGACGGTCTTGTCAATTCCGAAGCCAACGCCCGCATAAATCACTGACGTCGGCCCGGAGTCTGTGTAGGTGATTTTCACGTTGTTGTTGGCTGGCGTCGCAATCAATGCTTCCCACGCGGCCATGACTGCGTTGGACGGATCATAGAACGCTTCCGCGCTGATCGTGGCTGCTTCGCTGTATCCTGTGTGGTCCTTGGTCTTGACGACTGCGCCGTCAAGCGTCGTCGAGTCGTAGGTCTCAGCCTTTTCGCCGGACACATTGACGCTGATTAGATTTGGAATCGCCGTATAAGCGGCAGCGACAGTCATCAGAAAGGAGGTGCCCTTGCCCCGAATTTTTGCCATGTTATTTTATCCTCTTGAGTTTCTTTACTTCTTTGGTCAGTTGAAGAGCACCACGCTTTATCATTTCCGACTTGATCTTGCCCTGGCTTTTTTCGTAAGCAGTCGAAGCCAGTCCGGGTTGTTGCGCTGGCATACTGCCGCGATTCATTTCCGGTGTATCAACTCGCTTGCCTCGCCTTGATCCTGTCGTTCTTTTCTTCGTTCCCGCCACCCACCAATGGATGTTGTTCGGGCCAATTCCTACGCCACCTTTTCGTTTTGCTTTCGCTGCATTAGTGGCGCCCTGCTTTTTATTCCGCGGCCCGACACCAAATCCGACCTTTGCTTGGATCCGCAATTTGCCTTTTTTGAATCGTGACTTGACGGCTTTCCGACCGAGCTTCACTTTCGGATCAACGTCCTTTTTCATTTGCTTGCCGATGACATTCAGCCCGGCTCGAATTGCCGATCTCATGACCGCAACTTTTGACGAATCTTTGAGCGACTCCATTCGCCGCAGAATCGTGTCTAAGCCGTCCATGTCCATTAGCTGGCCTCGACTTCAACCCGCAAGAGAATTGACGTGACAAAGAGACCGGCTTGTCTCAGCATGCCCTTGTCAGGGCTCTCTTTCGATTCCTGATCACACTCCCAAACCTTGACCCGTCCGTTCGTCGTGTCATAGTTACTGACCCTCTGAAATATCTGACGCGTCAATAGCTTGAGCGGATTGATTTCGTCATTGCTGGACGAATCCACTTTCTTCCGAATCCAGATCCGCAGCGCATGGCTCGACCGGTCTTCAATGTCCAGTGTCTCTTCAAGTTGTTCTTCCGCGTCCGAAATCACATCAACACGAGTTTCGCTTTCCTCGAGGTCGTCGATCAGGTGCTCGCCGTAAGTCGCCGAGACTAGCAGGCAGTACGTTTCCGCACTGTTGATGCGTGCTACGATAGCCTGCATGGCCTCGACAGATGGTGCGATGACGACCGCCATTAGTTGACTCGCTTCGTGTGGATCCGCGTCATCTGTCCTGAGATTTGTCGGAAGACTTTCTCTGACGTTGTCGGCTGTACTTCGTAGCGGATTCCGCCACCGATAATCAGGTCGCCTTTTTGCGGCTCAGGGTAAGGCATTGCAGACGTTAGGCCGATGAAATCCACCGGCCTGACCTCTGTTGTCTGCCCGTTGCCCGCATCAAGAAAGAAGGATTGCTGCTGCGACTTTCTTAGCGTGATTGCCGTACTGACTGAGCCACGGCGATACGTGAACGAGCCACCCGCTTCCGCGAGCAGATCGGTCGTCATATCACCGATGGCGTCGTCAAAATCTGACATTGTTTCGTCTCTTACAATCCGTCAGGAACGAGAGCAGCCTGAGCAGCCCCGAGCTTCGTTAGGCCGGTCACGATCCAGAAGCCTGACTTCGTGTAAACGCACGTGTAGAGTGCTTCTGCTGTTAGCGCCAGCTCGTTCGTCGCCCCAACCGCCACTTCATTGACCTTGTCAGCAGCGACAGCCGAAATCAGTTCGCATGCGGTCGTGCCCACGAGAATCCGGAGCACCTGACCAACTGCACCTACTGGCAGGCTGATCTGCTTATCTGCACTGTCGCTGGTAATCGTCACAAACGTTGCACCGGCGGCGATCAGGCCAGTGGTCGCCCCACCCGTTGTAGCGGTTACAGTAGCAGTCGTTACGCTAGGCGATGGCTGATTCAGAATCACAAATGCGTAGTCGTCACCGGAGCCGCTAGCCTCGGCAGCGACGCCGACATAAATGCCCACGCCAAGTTGATTGGCTGCTCCACTCGATGCGTCGCCCGAATCTGGTGAGCCCGTCGCGTTCCAGTGGATCGGCAGACCGCGAACGATTGCGGCTGTGGTTTTTGGAAGTTTGAAAATCCCCTCAACTGCGAGCGAACCTTTGATGTCCGCCGCGATATCGTTGACCGCGATTCCGGCCATCCCATTGAGAATGACTACGGTTCCGCCAGCCGTTGCAGCCGACGGAGTGTAGTCGATAGTGTTTGCTTCGCTGTATGTCAGCGCTGGTGACTGAGGCATTGTTCGTGACCCTTAAAATATTCGTTTGGAAGTGGCCCGCTGGAAATGCCCAGCGGGCTCGTGTCAATTGTCACGAAGTGACTATGCAGCACCCTTGCTCTTCACGCCCGCCAAGTATTCCGCCTGGTCAACACCAAAATCATGATACCCGCGAAATTCTATACCTAGGGTGCTGAAGCTTGCGTCCTGGCTTTCTACGGTTGGTGTTTCTACACCGTCCAGGAATGACACGACGACACCAGCGGCGACCGATGGGTCACGCAGCAGATACCACGCTGTCGCTGATCCGCCTGCGATCGTCGCATCGTTCAGGAACACGCTCTTAACTGGCTTGAACTTGCCTGCGTGGATGTTGGTGGTGGCAACACTTGTTCCGCCGCCCATGTTTTCGGTGACGAAGATTCGTTCAGCCACTCGGCTGATTCCACCACCAGGAGTCAGCAGGATCGTTGGCATTCCACCGAACTTTCCGCCCGGGACTTTTGCACCATCAGCGGCTGGAGTTCGCAGCAGATCGAACGCATCCAATCCGAGCTCGAGGCCGACATAATCTGACAGGAGCGTGGTCGTCGATCCTGTGATTAGGTTCCCGCGGCCAGCCGTGAACAGTGCGGCATTGTCCAACCACTTCGTCCAGAACACACGGTTCAGTTTCTTAGCAGCCCCACGACCAATTCGGTTTCGCAGGTCGTCAAATGCGCCCATGTCGTCATTGATGATCGCCTGACGAGTCAGGCTGAACATCTTGGCATAGGTCCGTGCCTGTCGAGTGTAGCTTTCTTCGCCGATCGACCCGTGCTTGATCTGACCACCGGGACCGAGCTCCTCATACTCCATGTCGTCCAGCATTCGATAGCTGGTCACGGTCTTGAAGTCGGACACGGAAGCCACGCGGGAGACTTCTCGCCACGATTGCTCTTCTTCCATGTACCCCTGCAGCAGCTCTTTGTTTGCGACATTGGACAAGATGCCGGGAAGAGACATTGTGGAAAACGCAGCCTGCACGCCATTGCCCCAGGCAGCTCGACCGATCTCTTGCCAGTTGCTTCGATTTACAGTTTCGCCGCTTGGAATGTGATGGCCGTTGGCGGCTGCACATTCAATCAACAGTCGCTTGATGCCCATCACGCCGCGGTACTTCGTGTGCGCGGCCTGCAGGATCTGATCAGGGAAAGCCTTTTCCGTTCCCTTGATTTTGCGAGTCATGCACAACGCAGCTTCCAGAACTTGCCCCTGATTCTCTGGAGCATTCTGAGCTGAGCCGAATGATGTTGGGCGAACACTGCCCGACTGAGCCTGAGCTTTCAGCACGGCGTTTTCTGTCTTGTCACTGCTCCATCCTTCAGCGATTGCTGTGGCCTGGATCGCCGGATGTTTTGCGGTCAATACGGTGATTGCTTGCACGCGGCTAGCCTCTGCGGCGAGTAGCTTTCGGTTCGAGTCAATCGTTGCCTGGATGTCCATGTTTTTGATTCCTGCTGATGCCACGGGAGCGACGGGAGCCACGACCGGCGGCAGAGCCGGAGCAGCCGCAACGGGCGGCATTGGTGGTGTTACTGGTGCGGTCATCGACGCTTCGTAGGCTAGTTTCAATGCAGCGCCTGCGTCGGTTGTGAGAGTCGCTGGATCGAGTCCCAGTGACGCCACGTATTCTTCGAATGTGCCCATGTTCGCCGTTCCCTTAATAAATTTTCCGGCTGCTTTTGCGGCCAGATTCACTGACGTTGTCGCGTCGGCTCCCATTGGCAGTACCGACGTTTCGCGGAGAACCGATCTCCGAGCGACGATCACAGGACCGACGAAAGTCTGTCCATTTACTGCGACAGTTTTACCCGCCGCTATTTCTTCTGATTCAATTACCATTGCACCGATTGACGCCTGCCATGTGTGACCAGCAACTGACTGAGCGATGACCTGCCGAGCCGTTGGGCTCTGACCTGTGACGACTCCACTGAGTACCAGCGTGAAGCCATCATTCCGCACGCTGTCCGTCAGTCCGAGAGTGGCTTCGACGCTCTTCGTGTGATCGATCAAAATTGGAATTGAGCCCGGAACATCGAGGCCGGATAGATCCACGATCACGGGGACCGGAAACCCTTCGACTGGAAGCAATCCCCCTGAGTACGCAAGGATCGTGAACCGTCGTGGCTTACCGGCATCCGCGGCTTTGATACTTAACGTCGCGTCAATTTTTAGCGGTTTCATACAGCCACCTCATGGACAGCAGCGTCATCGATTCCGCCATCAAGAGCGTCTGCAATCAGGGCCGCAATGCGATCCGGAGCGAGCCCGATGGACGCCAAGGTTTGCTCGGCCATTACTTGAGACATTTCACCGGACGTCAGTTGGTCCAGTGATGACTTGATTCGTTTTTGATTGTTCGAAAATGCTCGCTGTCCAAGTTGCGTGTACTCGCCCTGAGGCAATGCTGCGGGCTGTGCCGTGACGCCCGGAGCGGCTGGCATTGGAGCGCCCGGAACGAGGCCAAAGGTCTTTGCGAAGATCGCTGCTTTAAGTGCTTCTGCTGGTACGCCATAATCGTCGGCTGCCCGCTGAATGCCCGTAGCGAAATCCTTACCGCGGCTCGCGTATTCTTCCGTGAGCGATGTCTGACCGCTTGACAGTCTGGCCGTTGCCGCGTTCGCGTCGTCGATCGGATCGAGTGACGGAATCGGAGCATGATGCCACACATGATCGATTTGACTGATTGGCGGCAAGCCTATGAGCAGCCCGGGGACATAGATCGCCGACTCAAGCCACCAGACAAAAACACCTGACAGAATCGAGCACTCCAAACGGCTTTGCTCCGACTGGACTTCCGGTTGCCACAGCATCCGCATGTCCGCCTTCGCGGCAGAAAAATTCGATTCTTGGAACGTGCCGGCTGCGATCCCGTACGGCATGTTCGTGCATCGGCAGAATGATTTGAGTGCCTGACTCTGGAAGCTGTTGTATGTGCTCGTTGGTTGTTCAGGCTTTACCTGGCCGATCTTCCAGCCGGCAGGCAACGTCGTCAGCATGTTGCGTGTGATCTCGATTTCCGCAAAGTCGGCAGGGCTTGCTGACGGGTCCAGATTCGGAGACGTTGACTCCAGAAACATCGCGAAATTCGCAGCAGTCTCAGCGGAGTACAGCGTCGCCAGTTCCTGCCGTCGCATGATCGGCAGAGTCTGCAGTGACGCCGTCGCTCGTGGGATTCCGTGAACTTGTCCAGGGCGTTCGACGCGGAACAGATGCAAGACGTCGCGAGCGCTATACCACTTGCCGCCAAGCGTCGACACTGGCGTATTGCTGCCCGGATGATGGTCGTAAACGTAGTACTCGATTTCGTTTGTGCTTCGGTCGAACCGGATACCGTCATCGATATATGGATCGTCGTAAGGATGGCTCCATGGACTGCTGATTTGATCGGCCTCAAACGTCCGCAGGTCCAGCGTGACATTTGGCCAAAGCGACTGGCGATCGGCACGCATGACGAACACTTCGCCGTCCTGCCAGTACGTCTTTACGAGCGTTCGCAGCATCTCCGGCAGGTCAGCTTTCGCAGCCCACAATCGCCATGCCTTTTCGACCCGAGCGTTTGCTTCAGGATCTGGTGTGAGCAGTTGCAATCGCGGCCCATTGCCCACGATGTGGTTGGCAGCCGTCCGCAGCATCCCTGAATACCAGGAGTTGTTTTCGGCCTCGTATCGTGAGCGGATTCGTACGACACGACGGACAGCGTGAGATGTGGCAGCGCGTGCTGAGAGACCGTCAGCGGCTGCCCAGTGATTGCGATTGTCAGACGTCGTCTGTGCAAGATCAAATTTCGCCTTGATCTCTTTCGCCTGCTTGCCGCGGTTGAATGGCCACATGATTAGTGGCCTCCTGGCGGAACGAATTTCGACACCATCGAGCGGAACATTGCCGCCGGAGTCGCTGCCGTCGCGGTTTTGCTTGCCAGATATTTTTCGTACTCGATCAGTTCGGCGAGCGATCGACGCGCGACCATCACTCCGTCATTACTGACGGACTGGGCCTTCAACGCTTCGGCGGCGAGCTGATCGGAAATCTCTGACACTGGCACCTCGTGAAACCTAGTTATGGTTTGACGTGTGCAGTCTGTGCTGATGTGCCGATGCTTGTCTATAGCGGCTCGCTCCTATGTTTCTACCGCTA